GAGAACCTAAATTATTAGATGAAAACCCTCTTCTTTCGTTTTGTGCTTCATTATTTATAATATTTCCAGATGTATCAGAATTTGTAGGAGGAGTACTCTGAATAGGAACATAATCACGAATATCATACCTACAAACAGGACATCTAGTATGATTATTAAACCAAGAATTAATACTATTACTAGAAAAAATATGACCACAACCTCTAAGTTGTGTAACATTTGAATTTTCTTCAAATATGTCTAAAGAAATAGGACAACTTGTATTAATAGGTTCTGTTATTTGAGAGAAAGAACAAACACGTGTACCATCCATTAATTGTTGTCTTGAAGGAGTTATAGGAATACTAGAATAAAAGTTTTGCAAAATATCAAGTCCAGAAAATTGTGTAAATGCATTAGTATTAAATAAGTTATTATAAATATTGTTATATGATGAATCATTATATGAAAAATCATTGTATGATAAATCGGTGTTTTGCCATCTTCTATTAGGAATGTATTGATGCTGAAACTCTAAAATATAAGGTCTTCCATCAATATAAACTCTTTGATTATTTTCATTAGTTGTAGAATTAGAATTAAAATTAGTATTTGAATTGTAATTTCTAATAATATAATTCAATACTTCTCTAATTTCATCTTGTGCTCTATAAAGTTCATCAATTTGATGATTAATATTATCATAAAAACCCTGATACATATTTATTAATGTTCTTTGGTCATATGAAAGAGAGAAATTATTAATATTATTTGTATCATTGTTTCTATTATTAGAATTCAAATTATTAGAGTTAGAATTATTTGAATTTTCTCTATTTTCTCTATTATAAGTACGCCTAGACATAAAATAATATAATATTTAAAAAATATGTTTAAATGTATATTTCTATATAATAATAATAAACAAAATGCAAGAATTTAAACAATACAAGAATAAAGGACTATCAGGACTTGTAAATTTAGGTAATACGTGTTATATAAATTCATGTATTCAGGTTTTATCTCATACTTATGAATTAAATAATTTTTTAAATAACAATGAATATCAAAAAAAACTCAAAAATGTATATGATAGTGCATTGTTATTAGAGTGGGATAATTTGAGAAAGCTTATGTGGAAAGATAATTGTACTATTTCACCTGGTAAATTTATTAACACAATTCATAAATTAGCAACAATAAAAGATATGGAATTATTTACAGGTTATGCGCAAAATGACCTACCTGAATTTCTGATTTTTATAATAGATTGTTTTCATAATTCTTTATCTAGAGAAGTAAACATGACGATTAATGGTGAGGCAGAAAATGAAGTAGATATAATGGCATTAAAATGTTTTGAAACAATAAAAAATATGTATAAAAAGGATTATTCAGAAATATGGAATATTTTCTATGGCATGCATGTATCACAAATAAAATCTATTGAAACAAATGAAGTTTTAAGTTCAAGTCCTGAACCTTATTTTATGATAAATTTACCGATTCCAGAAAATAATAAGGACCCAACTTTATTAGATTGTTTTGATTTATATGTTAGTGGTGAAATTTTAGAAGGAGAGAATGCATGGTTTAATGAGAAAACCAATAAGAAACAAGATGTTAAGAAACAAATATCATATTGGAGTTTCCCTTCTATTATGTCAATAGACTTAAAAAGATTCAATTCTAATAATCGTAAAAATCAAATTTTAGTAGATTTTCCTCTAGAAAATCTAGACTTATCTAAATATGTTATAGGATATAAAAAAGAGCAGTATATTTATAATTTATATGGTATATGTTATCATAGTGGTGCTGTAAGTGGAGGACATTATACTGCATCAGTTAAAAATGCGAATGGAAAATGGTATCATTATAATGACCGTGAAGTTTCAGAAGTCAAAGACCTTAGAAAATTAATAAATTCAAAGGCTTATTGTCTTTTTTATAGAAAAAATCAATGTCAATAATATATAATATATATATATGGAAGTAAGCACAACAAATTCTATGACAGAAACAGAGAATATATATGATTATGTAAATGCGTATTTATTAAATCCAAGTGTTTTTATTATAATTGGTATTGTAATTGTTTTATATATTATAATTTTTCTATCTTTAGGAAATAAAAACGCCACTAATAATAGTAGTATGTTTGATTCTCAAAGTCAACCTTCAGAAAGTAGCAATCCTGCAAGTAAAACATTAATAATCATTGCTGCAGGTATTTTTATTTTATTAGTTTTTATTAATGGTTTACAATATTTTTTCAATATTGATATTGTAGCATCCATTAAAAATTTATTTTCTGGAGAGCCTCAAATTCAAGTAGAAGTAACAGAACCAACTCAACCTACTCTTTCTTTTGCTAGAAGAAAAGAAGTATTTAATATTCCTGGTAATTATTATGGTTATGCAGATGCTAAAGCACTATGTAAAGCTTATGATGGTGAATTAGCTAGTTATGAACAAATAGAGGATTCTTATAAAAATGGAGGAGAATGGTGTAATTATGGATGGTCTGATAAACAAATGGCTTTATTCCCAACTCAACCACAAACATTTGATAAATTGCAGACCATACAAGGTCATGAACATGATTGTGGTCGTCCTGGTGTCAATGGAGGTTATATTGCAAATCCTCTTGTACGATTTGGTGTCAATTGTTATGGTTATAAACCAACAATTACATCAGAAGAAGAGGAAATGATGCAAAACACAAGCCCATATCCAAAATCTAAAAAAGATATTGCTATGGAGCAGCGTGTAGATTATTGGAAAAATAAAATAAATGAAATTTTGTTATCTCCGTTTAATTATAATGAATGGCATGCTTAAATTTTTATAAAATAAATTAATATTTAAAAAAATTGAAATGCTTTTACTTGTATTTTATTATAGTACAAGTAAAATCAAGGAGTAGAATCAAAAAATGAGTTCATTCACTGAATCAAGCATCAATGGATTAGGATTAGGGTTAGAGAAGGAGGCTGATACTAAGGGAATAATTTATGTTGAAAATGAAAGACATGATTGCATAATAGATATTCCTGATTCTCAGGAAGAAAACGACGAACAAAATGAAATGGCTTTAGAAGATGTCTTGTTGGAAGAAGCAGTAAAAGCTGCTGCAAAAAAGCCTTATATAAATATAAATGTTTCAACTCGTCTATTAGATAAGAGACAAGATGCTGCTTATATTGGTAAATTTAGCGATGCTGTAGGTAGCAATGGCGATTATATTGCTGTGTATGATGGACATGGAGGGTATGAATGTATTACTGCAATTCGTTCTTTCAATCAGGCTGAAATTATGGGAAATACAGATCCTGTAAATTGTGTGGTTGACAAAATTAAAGAGTACAGAACAACCAAGGGAATAGATATGAGCAATTCGGGTTCTACATTTGCTTATGCAAAAATAATTACAGAAGATACAGATGGCTCAGGAGTTGGCTACATAAAAATAGGTAATGTAGGAGATTCAGAAATAATGGTCTTCATCAATGGTTCTCTTGTTTTTAAGACAACAGAACAGAATGGAATGAATGAAGCAGAAGTTGCACGTGTGATAAGAGAAGGTCGTGTTCGTGATGTATATATTAATTCAGAGAAAAAACCGTTAATTCATGAAGATAACAAGATTACCATGGAGCTCGCATATTCATTCAATTTCAAGGGAATAAAACGCAGTCTTGTACCTTCTTCATCACTCGGGCATAATGAGCTAACTGGTTATGCTCCGCAACAAAGTATTCTCACGTTTGATTTGAATAATGACAGAGTAAAAATTGTTTGTGCAACAGATGGTTTTTGGGATATGATAAATACTAAGAATCCAGAAGACAAAGAAAATTTGTTGACTATGGATGCAGGTTCTCTTACATTTCTTGCAGAGAGAAAATGGAAGCAAGAATGGAAATACTGTCAAAATAAAGATAATATGGATAAATTTACATTGACAAAATTTCCAAGTTATGATGATATTGGTGTAACAACTTATGAGTATGTAGGTCCAAATGTAGCATAATTATAAACAATAAAATTATGAAAATAAAATTAATAGTTATGTAGTTATGTAGTTATGTAGTTATGTAGTTATGTAGTTAATTTATTTTTTCTACTTTTTTTACCAGATTTGGATTTAGGATTTGAATTAGGATTATCAATATGTTTTTTTGTACCTCCTTTTTTGATAACTTTTTCTCTCTTTAAGTTGTTTTCTTTTTTATATTCTACCAAGTTCAAGAGTTTATCAAACAAATCGTTATCAATAATAGGGATATCTTCAGGAGTAGATTTTTCGTATTTATGATTATTTTTTTTTCCTCCGCGTTGAGTGAAATAATACAAAGGCATTGCTAAATTATCTAATAAATCATTGTGACCACCTCCGATTTGCATTGAACTTGTTGATTCTGATGTTTTTAATGAAAATCCCCCACTCATTAATTTACCATCTTCTTGATATAATGTGAAATCATCATTTGTTAATGTTGTCATACATTACTTGTATAAAAATTAATTATTATTAAAGCGCTTTATTTCTTGGATAATTTTTGTATCACGATTAGACTTAATATGTTCTATAATCTGCTTTACTTGTGATTCATTTTTAATAATTTCTGCTAAAACTTTTTCTAAATATTTAAATGTAAGTGGTTCAGAAATCTTAGTATTCACAAATCTAAGTTTACCATCACTGATTTGTATTGCAGAATTAGCTAAATTATTATTTTGCGCATATTTAGATAAATTTGTTGTTAATCCATTGCGTTTATCTCTCAGCTCTTTTACCTTATCATTTAATATTTTCAACTGATTATCAATAGAAACCCAATCTTGCACTTGTTTTTCAAAACTCATTTATTCTAAACTATTTATTTATTTAATTTTAAAAATAATAATTTAATTTAATAAAATTAAAAATAATATATTAATAAATTATATAATGAGTTCAACAACAACAACAAGCGGATTTTCCACAAATACATTAGAAGCAGTTTATTCTGCTTATAATAATAATTTGAGCTATAGTTCTTTTACTTTTATAAATCCTTCAACTGGTTTACAACAAATTGTTCCTTTAGTATCCTTTATAGGTAATCCAAATTATAGTGGTTTAAATGTTGACCCAAGTTTATTACCAGTTATTTATAACGGAATAATTTCAAGTTTAAATAATTTTATAGCTGATGTTTCAAATAATGTCATACCAAATTATAATTTAGGAACTATTGCAAAATTCAGAATTGTTGTTACAATTGCAGATGGTACTGTATTTTTTGATTCTTCAAAAGGTGTAAACAATACTTATGCAAACTTTTTGAGTAAATCTATTAATGAAAATCATGGAACTCGTCATTATATTCAAGAATCTTTTCATTCAAAAAGTGGAATTGGATATGAATCAAAATGGTCATCATCAACACAACAAGTAGATACTTATTATTCTGTTAGATTAGGTCAATCGCCTCAAGGTATTTTAGGTGTACTTGCTTTTTCATATAGTAATGCATATTAATTTATAAAAAAAATAAATATTATATTAATTTATAAAAATATAATTTAATATATATGATTGAAGAAAATATTTTTGATGATAATAATTTAATTTTTGATTATAATGTATTTGATGATAATAATATATTTAATAATATAGAAAATACATATAATCCATTTTTTGGTTTAGGAAGTTATAAACCTCCAAATCCTCCAAATCCTCCAAATCCTCCAAATCCTCCACCAATACCCTGTTTTTTAAAAGGAACAAAAATTTTAACAATAAATGGAGAAAAAAATATTGAATATTTGAAAAAAGACGATATTTTAATTTCTTATAATGGAAAAAAAATCAAATTAGAAAATATATATAGTTTCATTTGTAAAGATAAAAACGAAATTACTCTTCCTTATAAAATTCCAAAAAATACATTAATTAATGGTAATTTATGTAATAAAGATTTATATTTGTCTCCATTGCATGCAATTTTATTTGAAAAAAATAATTTTACTGCTGTAGAAAATTTGTCGTTTAAACAAATACATGCTTCTGATATAGATTCATTAATTTATTATCATTTGGTATTACCAAATTACTATACTGATACTATTTTTGCAAATGGTATAATTTGTGAAGGTTATGGAGAAAATTTTAAAAATAATAAAATTCATAAAATTCTAATTAAAAATATTTATAAAAATAAATCTCGTAAATTGCTTTCTACTAATGAATTTAATAAATTGATTGAAGATATTTATGTTTTACAGAAAAAAAGTAAAAAGATTCATATGAATTTTACATAAATAGTTAAAAAACAGTATTAAAAATAGTTTAAAAAACAGTATTAAAATCAATTTAATAAATATAATGTCAAATTTTTCACTAAGTACAGTAAATAATTTAGCAAAATTTAATTTAATTCCAGATGAAAAACGAGGAATAATAAATAAAGTCATGCTTTTTACAAATGCACGTGATGAAAAAAATATAAAAGAATGGGCAGCCCATCATTTACTTATTGGTTTTGATTATGTTTATATTTTTGACCATAAATCAAAAATTCCAATACAAACTCAATTCACAAATTTTGATAATAGAGTATATGTAGAAAGATGTGAAATACCTAATAAAGTTAAACTTATTTTAATGAGTCGTGCTGCAAATATTGCAAAAAAATTTAATGTAGATTGGATGATTTATTTAGATGCAGATGAATTTTTAATTTTAAATTGCTGTCAAAATGTAAAACAATTATTAAATGCTTTTAAATTCTCTGATCAATTAGCAATAAATTGGCTTCCATTTGGTTCTAATAATCATATAAAAGACCCTGATGGATTAATTCTTGAAAATTATACCAAGTCTGATGATAGATTGAATAAACATATTAAATCATTTGTAAGACCATCACAAATAATAAGTGTATCTAGTCCGCATTTTTATAATATAATGAATCCTATTAGAGATATTACTATTACAAATAAAATAAAAAAAGTGAATTCACCTTTTAATGAATGCAACGTTCTTTTTAATCAAGCACTTGCATATATTGCACATTATGCAATGCAATCAGAAGAAACATATATAAAAAGAAAGATAGACTTGCCGACAGACCATACTGGAGAATATCGCGGGGAATTTAATTCTGCACTTTTTCATCAATCTCATAACTCAACTGAAAATTTAAATCCTAAAAATAAATATGCAAACAAGGTGAAAATGTTTTTAGAACATTATGACCAAACAAGTAATAATATAGAAAAATAAAAACATAAATTAGATTATAAAATAAATAATATTATTTTTATTATAATTATAAAATAATATTACAATAACTTAATTATTTACATACATAATTAATTTCCTCTGTAATTACGTGTGCGTTTTTTAAGAGAATTTTTACCAAGACGTCTGCTGTAATATTGTTGAGCTGCAAGCAACCCAAAAGGAACAGCCGCGGTTCCAAGAACACCAGAACCAAAGAATCCACCTCTTCTAGAACGAGATTTACATTTTCTAGAAGTAGATTTACCTTTTCTGCTCTTTCTACTCTTTCTGCTCTTTCTGCCACCAGATTGAAAAGGTCCTTTTGAAATATTAGTCTCAGCAATACTAGAAGGTTGTGTTAATCCAACGTTTCTAATGGAGTTCCCGTACATATTAGTAGGACCTTCAAAAGTATCCTTCCATTGTGTATTTCCACCTCCAACAGCATTTTGAACATATTGCCAGGCACTACCAGAAGATGATTGCGCATTCATCCCTCCATGTTGTACTCCCATGTGCTGCTGCATCCTGTGTGGTGGTACTCTTGAAGGTTCATGTACTGGACCTGTAGCACGCTTACGAGGAATAACTGCAGGAGGAGGATCACCATGACCACCTCCTCTCACTGTTGTTTTATGCGAATTTCTAGATTTTCTTGGCATTATATATAAATAAAAGATAAAATATTAAATTTATATAATAAATAATAAATCAAAATGTTCTAAATAAATAATATAAATAAAATAAAAATTATATAAGTTTATTGTTATCATTTTTACTACGCAAAACAAGAATTAATAAAATAAGTATTGCTAAAATCATTAAAAAAATAGAAGAAACTAAAGTCAAAATAATGTAAATATAAGGTGTAATTTCTAAAATAAGTATATCAATAACAGGTGCAAAAATTTTCTTCATTTCACTCTTAATATCTTCTCTCTTCATCATGTCTAAACACTGCTGAACAAAAGAATCTTTCATAATGATTAATTATTAATTATAGAAAATAGAAATAATTTATAAATATTAGCGCGTGATATTAATTTATAAATTTTCTATTCTTCCATTAATGGATAATATTATTGACCCATCTGAAAATTTTGATTTTTCTAGTTTATCTTTAGCAAATCCAACAGGCATTCAAGGAGGCGCATATTTTACTAAAATTGAATGTAATAATAAATCTCTTTATATACAAACTCCTAAAAGTTTAACAAAACAAGGTTTCGTTAAAAATGGTAAAAAAATGAATGTAGATTTAATGTTCAATAATAATGACGAAACTTTTATAAGTTGGATAGAAAATTTAGAAACAACATGTCAAAACATGATTTATGAAAAAAGTAATTCTTGGTTTCAAGATAAATTTGAGTTGAATGATATACAAACTGCATTTGTTTCTCCTTTGAAATTATATAAATCTGGTAAATATTATTTGGTAAGAGTAAATGTTAAAATGAATTATGCTACAAATATTCCTAGTGTAAAAATATATAATGAAAGTGAATTACCTCTAACGATTAATGATGTAAAAGAAACTACAAATATTATTTCTATTTTAGAAGTGCAAGGTATAAAATTTACATCAAGAAATTTTCAAATAGAATTAGAGTTAAAGCAATGTATGGTCTTGAATACAGAATTATTATTTGAAAATTGTTTAATTAAAACATCTAAAAAATCACCAGAACTAAAACATGAACAACTAGGATTCAAAATGTTGAAAAATGCAGAAGAACTATCTTTTCATGCATCTTCTTCAAAATTAAATGAATATTCAGAAACTTTAGAAAAAATAAAGGAAAATTCTGAAGAAGCAGAAACAGAAACAGAAACAACTCAAGATGATTTAGTTAATACAATTGCAAATAGTGAAACATTATTTAATTCAATAACAAGTAATAATGATGACGACAATGATGATAATACTAATAATAAATTACATGAAGTAGAACTTAATATTGAAGAATTGGATAATTCTACTGAGACTTTGGATGATGAATTAAAAGAATTTGATTTAAGTTCTAATTTGAATTCTTTAGAAACAATGACATTAAAAAAACCAAATCAAGTTTATTATGAAATTTATAAAGCAGCAAGAGAAAAAGCTAAAAAGGCAAAAAAAGAAGCTATTCAGGCTTTTTTAGAAGCCAAGAATATTAAGAAAACTTATATGTTGGATGAAATTGATGATAGCGATGAAAGTGATATGGATATTGAGAATATTCAATAATAAAAATATTCTTTTAGCATATTTTGAAAAATTTTAAACAATTCTTGTACTATTTAATTTAAAATAATTAAACAGTATTGAAAAAAATATTTTATCATGAAAAATATATAATGAGCACATCTTTAAAAAAGCTATGGTCTGAATATGGAATCGGCGCACTTATTGTATTATTACTTGTTGCCTATGGAGTTAGTGTTCTAGGGAAGAACTTGACTTCTAAGGGTAAATCTGGTTACGAGTATAACGGTGAAACTATGAATTCTGCATACAAGAATTCTCCTAATGCAGCTGGTTATTCTGCTCCACAAGGCCAAGCAACTAGACAAATGCAATCTTCTGGTGTCCAACCTTCTTCAGAAGGAAATAACGAAATGTATGCATCTGTTAATGGTATTCCTACTCCTACTTCTGGAGTACCCACCTCTTGTTCTAAGCAAAATATCCAAAATCCTGCTGACCTACTTCCAAAAGATAATAATAGCCAATGGGCTCAGCTTAACCCTTCCGGTAAGGGCGAACTTGCTAACATTAATTTGTTAAAGGCTGGTTACCATATTGGTATTGATACAATTAGCTCTACCTTAAGGAATGCTAACTTGCAAATCCGCTCTGAGCCTCCTAACCCACAATTGTATGTTGGTCCTTGGAACATGAGCACAATCAGTCCAGATTTCATGAGGGTTCCTCTTGAGTTAGGCTCTGGATCGCAGTAAACATATTATATAACATTTTTTAATTTATTGTCATAAATTTATAATTCTTTATCAAAATCTTTATATTCATCTTTTTTACAAATATAAATATTTTGAATAATATTATCATGTAATATATTTTTAATTGTATTATTTATTTCATTTATCCAGTCAAATTTATTATGATATATATCTTTTTGTAATATACGAATAATACTATAACCATTTTCATTTGCACATTTCATTTTATATAAATCATTTTTTCTAGTTTTTTCAGGTGATACCCAATTAGAAACTTGTTTTAAATGATGTGGACCATCTATTTCTATTATTATTTTTTTTTCTTCAATAACAAAATCAAAGGGTAGATGTTTAATATTTTTACACCAATCCACTTTAAATTGACGTTTTAATAATGGTTCATAATTTATAAATTCATCATAAAATTTTTTCTCAGTTTTATTAACACAATAAGGACACCATACATCTTTTGTAATATTAGATAATTGAGTTTCCCAAATATTATTGCAATCATCACAATTAAATTCAAATTTTTTATTTGAATTTTTAAATAACATTCTTGGATTAATTTTTTTATCATATAAATATTTACTTCTCTCTACAGATGCAAATGAATTATTGAAACACATTATACAACTTGTTTCTTGACATAATTTTTGATGAGCACAATATGCACACCATCTATTATCTATATTAATTTTTTTTAAAACACATAATAATTTATGACTACATTTATCACAGTTAAATTTAAATTTTTTTCTATCTGTTGATTTAAATACCTGTCTTGGATTGATTTCATTATCAGATGACCAATATTTTGATTTTTCATGTGATGCAAATGAATTATTAAAGCATATTTTACAAGAATAATTGTCACAAAGTCTTATAGCATGTTTACTACAATATGGACACCAATTATTTGATTGATTAATATTCAAACAAGAACTTTCAAATTCATGACCACAATCACAATTAAACCAAAATTTTTTATGTGAATTTAGAGAAACTTTATTTGGCTTTAATAAATTTTTATCGCTCCAATATTTAGATTTTGAGTGCTTATCAAAAGTTTCTTTCACTGGCATAATAATATATTTATATAAAACTCAATATTAATATCAATTTTTTAAAATATCATAATAATATCATGTTATAGTATGCAAGTATATTATGATAATATTTTGATAAATCACCAATTTTTAACAAAAAGCACTACACAAATGCAACCAAAATTAATATATAATAAAAAACCAAACAAATTATATACTTTAATGATGTATGATCCAAATGTAGTTGCAGGAAATTATTTACATTGGCTTATAATAAATATATCTGGTAACAAAATAGATTCAGGAACAATATTATTACCATATAAAGGACCAAATCCTCCTGTAAATTCTGGAATACATCATTATATTTTTATACTTTTAGAACAATCTGTAGAAATAATTTCTAACAAATGGGAAGAGAATGAGAGAATAATGCAAATGAATAAATTATATGACAAATTGAACTTAAAGAAACTAAGAGAAATAGGAACAACATATTTTCAAATAAAAAGTCAAGTTGGTGGAAAAAGAATAAGAAAGAAAACAAGAAGAACAATATCATAACAATAACAAAAAAGAGAACAATGTGTATTTATAAATAATTTAATATTTAATAAATTTTATAATAATTAATAAATATATGAAGACAAATATTTTTATGTATATTTTTATAGGGTTTGTCCTTTTATTATGTTTAAAAATCTATACAGAATCTGAGTTTTTGAATTTAAAATGTGTTATTTCAGGAGTTGATGGTAATCGTTATTGTGTGAGAGATAGAGTAGATACTAAAGAAGCTGCAGATTTATTAGCAAAAGTAACACAAAATATGAAGGATTTAGTTAAATATATGCAGGAAAAACATGGTGATGATCCACGTGTTCAAAGATTAGTCAAGGGATTCAACCCACAAAAAATAAGTGAAACACTTCCAACAAGTGAACTTACTGCTTATAGTGAGAATAAAGGAGAGAAAATTGCATTTTGTTTAAATAAAGCAAAAACAAGTCCAAATGTATTGATTGATTTGAACACATTAACATTTGTATCTATTCATGAACTTTCACATATCACAACCACTAGTATTGGTCATAAACAAGATTTTTGGCAAAATTTCAAATACTTATTAGAGAATGCAAAAGAGGCAGGAATTTACCAACCAGTAGATTATAAAAAGAAACCTGAGGGGTATTGTGGTATGACAATAACAGATAATCCTTATTATGATTTATAATAAATAATAAATAATGTTTTATAATTTTATAAAAATATATAAAATTGTAATTTGTAAAAATAAAATAGAAGAAAAGAGATAATAAAATAATAAGGTTATTATATATATGTCAATATCTAATGAAAAAATACCTATTTATAAAGTGAATCATTTAGTAGGTGAAAAATTAGATACTATATATGTATTTTGTGGTAATAATAATTCAGAACTTGATAAGAGTTTTAAAAAAGTTAAGAGTAATTCTTCTATAAATGAATTTAAAGACGAACTAACAGATGCAATTATTTTTAACGAAATAGAATTAGTAACTTTGAGAGATAATTCAAATATTAAGGTTGTATTTTCATCTCAACAAATTTTTAGCGATGATAGTATTGGTGCAATTAAATTAAAAATAGTAAATGAATTTAAAAAAAAATTCTCACCAGAAGAGGTTTATATGTTTTGTATGAAGAGAGAAGTATTAAATCCAGTAAAAATATACAAGACATTAACACAAAATAATAAACTACCTCTCACGAATTTAAGATTAGAACAATTTCTTAGAAATATTCTTCAAGGAGAAGATGATAATACTATAATGAGAGGAGAACCAAAAGCAGTATATAATTATGATGATATATTAGCATTAAATATTTCAGGTAAGGCATTTTGGGTAGCAAAGGTATTAGGTCAAAAGTTTTTCATAGTTGAGAATGAGTATCCTTTTGTTTCAAATCCGTTTGATGTGAAAGAATACGATGCATTTATTGAACGTGCTAGTCGTAAGTCCTTAACAACATTAAATAGTCATGTCTTATTAAGTAATGGCGAATTCATTGGAAATAATATTTATTTGTGTTTGGCAAAAGATGTTTTAGAGAATGCAGAGAGAAAAGGGTTGGATGAATTAACAACAATAAAATTGTATTATCCCTTTTTATTGAAAAAACATGATATTCATTCTCTCTCCGAGTTAAATGAAAAAGAACAATTATTGATAGATGAAGCCTTAAAGATGGTAAACAAGCAAACAATAGAGACTTTTAATAGTGTGGATTTGTTTTATGATATGTATAAAGAGAGAAAAAGTGAGTTGAATTATAAAAATTTTGGTGTTCAATCTATTAGAATAACTTTATTACCAGAATATTCAATAAAAATACCATTAGATATTATATTTAAATTAATACATGCAAGTGAAGAAAATCCATTAATAAAGTTCAATCCAGCAACTCGTAGAGAGAACATATACAGACTTTATGTAGACAAATTATCAAAGGATGGTCGTAAAATACCATTTCTCTCTAAAGCCTTAATTTTCAAACTAATGCAGAGTATTGGTAAATCAAAGAGTGTTGCAGTTTATATCCAATATTTTTCTGGAGTAAAAATGATACCTATAATATGTGAATTTGAAGAAACAGGAAATATTGTAATTAGTTGTGAGTTTGATAATTTAATGAGCATTGAAGCAATTGACGATTTATTTATAAAAGCAGTAAATCCAATTATTGAAAATGTGAATGATTATTTACAGCAAAGTGGTTATTCATTAGCTGGATTTAATGGTATAAAAAATAATTCAACTGTAATAAATTATTTAAATTATAGTAATGTAATTAGAATTGATAAAGTGATGAAGTTGAAACCATTAATCGGTTGTATATCTAGCGCATTTATTGTAGAGTCATCAGATTATAAAAAAGGTCTTGAACTAAGATATAAGCGTGTTTCCAATTTTAATAAAAGTACAAGTCAAGAAGCTTTTGTTATTGAAAAGCAAAAGCAAAAAGTATCAGAAAAGGAAATTGTTGAAGGGCTTGTTGCAAATTATGAAATGAGTGGTTCAGAAGCATTACAATTATATGCACGATTAGCAAGTGAATTACAAGTAGAAAGAGGTATAAGAGGTAAGGATATTGAAATAAAAATAAATCCAGGATTCAAAACAACAATTAAGGTAATACATGGAACAAGTGATATTCAAGTAAATGTTGAAAATATTAATGATATATTTTATTTGAATACTATTCCTATTTTTATAGATTCATTAATAAGGTTAACACAGGATCCAGAAAGTAGTAATATTCCTTTGAAGACAATAAAATCATTATGTTCAAAAGGTGAGAAGAGAGAAATAGTATTAGAAGATATAATTTCAACATCTGAAGAATCAATGAATAAACAAGAACTTCCAGTAATTGAAGGAGAGGATTTAGATTATATAGAAATGGAAGAATATGATGAAAATTTTGCAGATGATAAAGATAAAATGAAATCCGCATTTGATTTATTATATGAAGAAGGTGAAGAAGAGGAAGAAGATGAAGATATTAGTAATTCTGTAGAAGATATAAAAAGGAAGAAAGTAGTACAAGAAGTATATGATAGCAGTGGTGGTGCATCAAGTTCACAAGGTTCAAGTAATAAATCATTGTCAAGTTTTGGTTCATTGAATTCAGATGATATTGGAGGTCTTGATTTGCTTGCAACAAGTGGAACAGAAGCAAGTGATTCTGGTGCAGAAAATAAAAAATCTTCTTCAAAAATAGAAGGACTAGAGGATTTAACTGATATACAAGGTTTAGATGAACTAGAAAAGGAAGATGAAGAGGAAGAAGAGGATATACCAACATTAGAGAAAAAAGAGAAAGTAGAAATAATAAAAAATACTCCAGAAGAAGAATATGAATTGGAGAAATCAGCAGAGAGATCCTTAGAACCAGAGATACCCTTAGAAAGAGAGATACCCAAAGAAGAATCAGAAATAATAATTGTTAAAAAAACAAAAATAAATCCAAAAAATAAAAAAGAGAAAAAGAAAGAAGAGGAAGAGGAAGTTTTTAATATTGATGGAATGAAATTAGCAAACCCAACTCCTTTTTTCAAAAAAATGATAGAGAGAGACCCAGTATTATTTTTAACAGAAGAAAGTGAGAAATTCAATTCTTATTCAAGAACATGTTTATCAAGTAATCGTGTGCAACCTGTAATTTTAAATGAAGAAGAAAAACAAAGAATTGATAGAGAAATGCCAGGATTTTTAAAGGATGATGATGTTATACAATATGGTTCTACTCCTGAAAAAAAAAATTATTATATTTGTCCACGTTATTGGTGTCTTAAAACAAATATGCCTATTTCAGCTGATGATGTAAAAGCAGGTAAATGTGGTTCAGTTATTCCTCGTGATGAAAAAAAAGTACCAAAAGGTGCATATGTATATGAGTTTTTCAATCCATCACAACATGGAAGTCAAGAAAAATATGTTCAACATTATCCTGGCTTTGTTAATGATACAAAGAGTCAAAAACATCCAGATAATTTATGTATACCTTGCTGTTATAAAGATGCACATTCAGAAATTCAAAAAATAATGAAAGGCAAATGTATTAAACCTCAAATAAAAGAAGTAGAAGTAGAAGCAGAAGCAGAAGCAGAAAGACAAAAATCAGAAGAACAACAAGAATCAACATCAATAAGTGTGGTAAAAGAGAGAGCCAATGAAAAAGAAGAACAATATATACAAGGACCTGAAAAATTCCCATTAGACCCAGGAAGATGGGGTTACTTACCATTTCAAATACAAAAATTCCTTCATGAAGTAAATGCGGACTGTCAAATTAGCAAGACAAATACAAATATAAAAACGAATCATCCTTGTCTT